ATTACTGGAATGGCAAAACCCAACAGTAAAGAGGGGTTGAAAGAATACGCTCTCAGAAAACTCGGAAAACCAGTACTGGAGATCAATGTTGATGATGATCAGATTGATGATCTCATTGATGATTCCATTCAGTATTTTCACGAGAGGCATGGAGAGGGTATTGATAGAGTTTTCCTAAAACATAAGTTGACGGAAGCTGAAAGAACAACCATGACTGGAGTTGCTCATACGACAACTGCTACCAGTACTCATGGAGGAATTGCATCTGTAGATTATACAGAAGGAGCAAACTATCTTCCTTTACCAGACACTATCATTGGTGTTAATAAAGTATTTAAGATGGACTCATCCACCTTATCGGCGGGTATGTTCAACATTAAATATCAAATCTTCCTGAATGATTTATACTACTACGGGGCAATAGATTTATTGAACTATGCTCAGACAAAATCATATCTAGAAACTCTGGATTATATGCTTAACCCAGATGTTCAAATAAGATTCAATAAGAAAAATAGTAGATTATATCTAGATATTAATCTAAAAGAACTTTCAAATGAAAATTTCTTAATATTAGATTGTTGGAGAGTTGCTGATCCCGAAAGTACAACAGCTGTTTATAATGATTTCTGGCTTAAACAGTATACTACATCATTAATTAAACGTCAATGGGGACAAAACCTAATTAAGTTTACGGGTGTTAAATTGCCTGGCGGATTAGAACTTAATGGTAGACAGATATATGATGATGCTGTTATGGAAATAGAAAAACATGAGAAGACACTCATGGAAGAATATGCGATGCCACCTTTAGATTTGGTAGGATAACCGATAATGCCTTTATCACCCTTCTTTCTACATGGATCTCCAAGTGAACAAAGACTTGTTCAGGACTTGGTGAACGAACATCTACAGTTGTTTGGTCAGGATATCCTCTATTTGCCTAGAAAAATTGTCAATGAGAATACAGTTATCCGAGAGATTACTGCATCTAAATTTGATGATAGTTTTAGGTTAGAGGCATACTTAGTAAACACTGATGGATTTGGAACACCTTCGGATGTGTTAACAAAGTTTGGAGTTCAAGAACAAGATGAGATAACTTTGGTTGTTTCTAAGGAAAGGTATGATGATTTCATTGCACCATTCATAAAAATGTTCCCAGAGGGAGAAAGAAAGAATGCTAACACTCCTAATGAAGGAGACTTAATTTATCTACCTTTAGACAATGCAATCTTTGAGATAAAATATATTGAAAGGAAAGTACCTTTCTATCAGGTAAATGAATTATTCATGTATGAATTCAGATGTGAGATCTTCCAGCCTGAAGATGAGGTTGTTGATCTTCCTGATGGATTGGTTGATGTTAATGGTGAAGATGTAGATGAGGGAATGGTAACTAGAGGTCAGGTTATCACTTTACAGATGGAGTCAGAGGATACCGACAATGCACTTGCTACTGTATCTCTTGCATCTACAGTTACAGGAGTCAAGTCTGTTCAATACATCAAGATGTTTGATGATGGCAACTACTTGGGTACTCCTAATGTTACCGTACACAAACCAACTGGAGGCAATGGAGCAAGTGGTTCCGTTACTGTCGCAGAAGGTGGAATTGATGCCGTAACTATAACAAATAGTGGATCCAATTACTTGAAGGTTCCTGTTGTTAATTTTACTCCTCCAAATAAAACTACTTCAAGTCAGATTAAGTTTGGTAATAATTCCTTAGCACATACTGCCACGACTGACGTGATTGGTGCTAACCTCCACTTTACATCTAATGTAGATGCTAGAGATAGTGGAGATGGTAGATTATCATTAAGTTTCTGGTATTATCCAACTAACTTCGATCCAGTTGGTAATTATACTGGTGCAACATTGATGTGGACAAATAGATTCAAAATCTATCACAGAGATACTGGTAATATAATATTTGCTTCTGGATCTGGATCTATTGAAAATACTACAGTATTGACTCTCAATTCATGGAATTTCATTAGAGTTGAACAGTATAACAGTGATGCAACTATTTCTGTTAATGGAACTGCAAGTAATAATTTAAATACTGCAGATCCTATTATGTTCTTCGCTGGAGATTCATTGAAGTTGGGTGCAGATACAGCAGGTGCTGGTAAGGTTCCTAGTCAAACTACATCATTTACTGGATATCTAGATCATATAACTGTTAACTTAACTGGAGACAATGCATTAAGAGGTTCCAGTTCTAGCCAAGTTCCAAGTAACACTACATCACAAGAAACTGATATTCAAACATCAACTACTGCAGCATTTATTCGTAAGTTAGACAACGAGTATCCTGCTGTTACGGCTACAATAGATGCCAATAGAGTGGTATCAGCATTAACTATAACTGATGAGGGATACGGATATACTTCTGTTCCTGTCATGACAATTGAGTCACCTGTTGTTGGAACACAGGCAACTGCTGTTGCAATTATGACAAGTAGAAGTGGTATTCCTAATCAGGCAGTTGATAGGGTATTACTTATCAATCCTGGCATAGGATATACCGAGGCCCCACAAGTTGTCTTCACTGGTGGTTCCCCAGTAAATAATGGTGTTGCAATCGCAACTGCTATAATATCTGAAGCAGTACTTGGCCCAGTTGCAATTAGTACTGGTGGTCAAGGATATAACTTTACTCCTACAGTTGGTATTACTTCTGTATGGATTCAACAGTCTAATGAAACAGCGGAGTTACTGTGGAACGCACAAGCAGAGGCAGTTGTAAGTACTGCTGGTACTGTTACTCAAATACGATACGGTAATGCTGGTGCAGGTTATACTAGTACTAATGCTGTTGTTGCAATAGGTTCTGCAACATCAAATTCCTTCGGAGAATATGAATTAGAAGAATCTATTCGGGGGGTTTCAACTGGTACAAGTGCATATGTTGCTTCATGGGATACTGCAAATAATATCCTTAAAGTAACTATCCCAACTGGAGACTTTGTTGTTGGAGAGGTAATTGTTGGCGCAGGTGCAAGTTATAGGATTCAGTCAATTGAAAGTGAGGTGGATGGAGACAGACAGTTTGCACAGAATGAGACATTTGAGTTTGAAGCTGATCAAATTCTAGACTTCTCAGAAAGGAACCCCTTTGGGGAATTCTAAATAGTTTTATAAGTTAGTAATATTATGTTAACAAATCATTTCTATCATGAGATTATCCGTAAGACAATCGTGTCTTTCGGAACCTTGTTTAATAATATTGAGATTAAGCATACCGATAAGGCTGGTAAGACTGTAAGTGTTACTAAGGTTCCTATATCATATGGTCCTCAACAGAAATTCTTAGCTAGGGTAACTCAAGGTAGGGAATATAATCAGGATGTAGGAACTACACTTACATTGCCTAGAATGTCATTTGAAGTTATGGGTATGAATTACGATTCTACTCGTAAGGTTTCTACAATGCAAACCTTTAAGGCAGTTAATAAGACTACCAATAAATTGATTAAAGGGTATATGCCCGTACCATATAATATTAATATGCAACTGAGTATCCTTGCAAAATTAAATGAGGATGCGATTCAGATATTAGAACAGATCTTACCATATTTCCAACCAGCATTTAATCTAACTATAGATTTGGTGAATGTTATTGGTGAGAAACGAGATATGCCAATAACTCTGGAAGGAATCCAGATGGAAGATAACTATGAAGAGGACTTCCTTACTAGAAGGGCATTAATATACACTTTAAACTTCACTTGCAAGACGTACCTATTTGGGCCTATTGCTAATAATAGTGATGGATTGATCAAGAAAGTACAGGCAGATTACTATACTGATACTGTAGATACTAAGACTGCACCTAGACAGATTAGATATCAGGCAGTTCCAGCTGCAATTAAGGATTATAATCAAGATTCTACAGCAAAAACTAATGAGGCCTTCGATACTAAGAAGACTGAATTTGATGTTAATAGTGCCGTTCCATTCAGGAAAGGTGACTATATTCAGATAGATGAAGAGAAGATGTTAATCAGTTCTATAACTGGTAATAGGTTGAAAGTTAAGAGAGGAATATATTCAAGTATGGTAAAGCCACATGACATTGATGTCCCAGTTAATGTAATTAATGTACAGGATAGTACACAGGTAGTAGAAGGTGATGACTTTGGATTCGGTGAAACTCTTACAGAGTATTCTGATGGATCCGTTTATAGTGTTGCTCAAGGAGTTGATTCTGATTTATGAAGAACGAATTTGATTCTATAGATGATGCCTTGGAAGTTTCTGCAGAGATAATTCCTACAAAGGAAATTGAAAAGAAACCCACAAGAACAAGTATCACAAAACCTAAAGGTGATTCTCCAGAGATCCAAAAGGATTATGAATATAGTAGAGCACAACTATATTCTTTGATTGAGAAAGGACAAGAGGCAGTAGATGGTATTCTTGAGGTTGCACAAGAGTCTGAGTCTGCAAGATCTTATGAAGTTGCTGGTCAGTTGATTAAACATGTTGCTGACACTGCTGATAAGTTAATGGATCTTCAGAAGAAGGTTAAGGATATAGAGGAAGTTGGTAATAAGAGTACTGCCTCTCAAGTAACTAATAATTCATTGTTTGTTGGTAGTACTGCTGAATTGCAGAAGATGCTCAAACAGACAATGAAGGATGCTAAATAATTATGGAGACCTGCGTTCTACTATGAAATCATATAGAAATTTACGAGAAGAAAATTGGAATAGGTTGAATAAGTATGGCGCAACTTATTCGATAACTTTCATCTTCAGAGGTAACACTAAGTTCATTCAGATGTTCTTCCCACAAAGAGCAAGACCTTTGAAGAGAGATGTTCAATACGAATTAGAGAAAGTATATCCAGGCGGTAAAGTTATATACTTCTGTCCTTCTGACAAAGATCCAACAAAACCCTTATTAGTAATTGATCCCTGATGGCTAAAGAATCTGATAATGTATATCTTGGTAACCCGAATCTAAAGAAAGCCAATACTCCTATTAATTTTTCTAAGAAACAGGTTTCTGAGTTTCTTAGGTGTAAAGATGATCCCGTATATTTTACTGAGAAATATATCAAGATCATTAACTTGGATGAGGGTCTAGTACCCTTTGAGATGTATCCATTTCAAAGGAAGTTAATTCAGAATTTCCATAGTAGTAGATTTAATATATGTAAGATGCCTCGACAGTCTGGTAAATCAACGACTGTGGTATCTTATCTTTTGCATTATGCATTGTTCAATGACAGTGTAACTATAGGTATTCTTGCAAACAAAGCTGCAAC